CCCTGGGCTTACGGCGCGCTGGAGCGCATCCGCTATGTTGGCGGGGTATTCGAACGGTGAGGCGGGGAGTGCTGCATTCCTTGAGGGCGCTGCTACTGTGTGAGGTTTCATTGGCTATGGCGTTTGACAGGCATCTGCCGCGCAAGTTCCGTCGAATTTGAGGGGATCACGGCATGTGCGTGAGTTCCCAACGAACCGCACTCCATTGCCCTACACGTAGGGCAACAGGGTGGAGTCAGTCTAGGGTTAGATGAACAGCTTTGTAAGCGCCACTGCCACGCCTAGCAGTGCGGTCAGTGCCGTGACCATCGAGAAGGTTAGTTGCCAAGGCGCTTCACGCCTAATTTTTTCAGTTTCAGCGTGGAGCTTGCGTCCTTCAGCGTTGATTCTGCCGGCTTCTGTTACAAGCTTCTGCCCCTCTGCGCTCAACTTCCCGGCTTCAGCCATGAGCTTTGCAATTTCAGCTTCGATTTTTGCGATATTAAGCATGTTTTGATCCATGTTACATGTCTTTCATTGTATCTTGTGTACTGTGCAATGTCAAACGCCATCGGCTGCTTGCAACTCACTCACCCATGTAGGCACTGCCTGATCCTGCTTGTAATCGTATGGCATGATAACAATAATAGCGTCGTCGGAAACATTGACAATGCCAGCGCCCTTTCCGTTTGCCATAACACCACGGAATTTAGTGCCCATAGCTTCGCAAGCTTTCTCTGCGTTGTGCAGCAATTCGGGGCAATACTGCGCCAGTTCGCCAGTAATCTGAGTGGGGATTGTTCTGCGCCAGTTGGGAAATTTCCCGGCCAACTCAATGCCCCACACTGTAGAGCCAGTTTTCACGTTAGTACACGCAACGTGCCTGCGCATATCTAGCTCAGGTTTTTTCTGGTTAATTTCGAAGTCACCTGCTGCAAATTCTAGTACAACACTGAATTTAATGCCGATACCTCGCATAGCTTTTTCAAGCGTATCACGCGGCACTGTTATACTGGCCTGCTCGGATGGAAACATAGCTAAACGCTCAATGTACAGCGCGCGACCATCGGATGCCACTATGTGCACGTATTTCCCATCAGTTTCGATGCGCACTGCATTGAGGTAGGCGCGCAGGTCATTATGGGCAGCGACTAGCAATGCGTTTTTGAGGGATTTTGCGGGTATCGAGAGTTTCATGGTTTAGGTTCCGTTAGGTTGGGGAAAATTAGCGCTAAGTGCACTCCAAGGGGTCCTAGGCGGACCCTATGGGCTGAACTCAGTCAATCAAAATAGTCTGGACGCCATTCGAGAATCGCGCGCTCTGTAAATATGCGCTCGATTGCTTCCCTGTCGTCAGCCTCAAGTGGCAACCCCCATTCGAGTGCCTTCTTAAAGTAGACAAATCGAACGTTCGAATCATCCGAACAATTTTCATCATCTGCGCCCCACAAATCAACGTCGCGGTGACCTGGGTTGTAGCCAATACGATAAAGTTGTGCGCCTATCGACTCACGCCTACGTTGATTAGATGGACGCTCCCGCAGCCATCCTCCAATGTTGTAGTTACACTCAAGCAGCATGTAGGCATGACACACATCGAATACGCTTATGCACTCATAACTCGGGTTAAAGTACTGCATTTCAAAACACCCCTAAATTAGTCCCAACGAAAAACGTAGACCGACCCCTCATGGCGCACATATGAATAGTCCATCGACAAATCACGTACAACTGCATCCCAATCGACGTAATTTGCGAGAGGGTTATCATCGTTAAGGTACCCGCAATCTGCGTATAGGCCGATTGCGTGGTCTTTGCCAGATTCGTACTCGCCGCAGAATGCATCTAGTGCGCCGCGAATCGAGCAACCATCCGTATCGGCACGTGCGGCCATGACAATTTCACGCTCAGAATCGCTCAAATCGAGCCAGTCCCATATGTCAGTCGTAATACGTGACTCGGAAATCATTCCGTGTGGCACATCTTCCCAATCCTGAAACATGAATTCGTGGTCAGATTCCGAGCCGAATAGGGTTGTGCAATGGGAAAGGAATTCGGCTCTATCGGCGAAGGCTTCAAGGTCGATCCATGCGCCCTTTAGGGAGCCACTGGAATAGGTGGAATAGGTGCTTACGTAAACGCGTGGCATGTTGGTGTTCCTCAATAGTTGACAGAAGGGGAAGTAGAGCAAAACTGAACAGGTGAATTGCTGCGACGGAACGAATTGTAAACGAACTATCCCTATTTGTCAACCATCCACCAATCGGGACATACACGCTCACGCGTAAAAACAGGTGCCGGAAGGGAAGCGTAGGAGTACGCGCGCGTGAGTCTACGAAGCGCCAAGAGCGCGCTCTAAGCGAGTGTGCAGGCTCTGCCTATGGATTAACAATCCGACGAAGTGCCTTATAGATCAACGACTTAGCACAACTTGGTGCCTGCTGGTGCCAGTTCGGTGCCTCTCTCGCTGCTGCAAGAGTCCTCGCCAGAGGTCGGTGCTACTTGAGCGCAGCAGGGGCACGGGGGAAAATGCATTTTCTAAATCACCCGATACCCATTCACATTTTTCTACCAAACACTCTGAACTATGGGTGTAGGGCTATGGTGATGAATCTGAGGCGGGATGCACCTATAGATGGACTATAGGAAGCCTATAAGGCGACCATAAGATACCTATAGGTGCATCTTTGAGGAAGGACTTGGGCCTCTCTGCTAGGGACAGGGTTTAGAACCCGCTTTCCACTACATCCCAGAGCTAACCTGTTGATCCGTCTAGCGATTTGACCTAGGGCGTGTTCCTGTCCCACAGGTACTTAAGGAACGATGCAGGCCGGTGCACCCTTACTGCGGCACCTAGGCTATCCGCATCCGAGCACGTGAGTACAGGAACTGCGTACCCAGGGACATTTCCATGATCGAGGTAGACGGAGAGCGCTCCAGATTCCGCCCACCTGTCGTCCTCTGACTTGTAGGGCGCGTACTTGTCTGGAATACATCTCTCCAACAGCTTGTCAGCCCTCTGTATCCGAGTCTCCCGCTCCTTTGTGTACGCCCGTTGCTCACGGATATAGAAGGGTGAAGCCACGACGAGGGCAACAAGCGCCCACACAGTCAACCAGATAACCAGCCCCTTCCTGTCACTGCGCTTCTCCGCATCACTAAGCTTATTTACCGCTCCCCCTACCGTAAACGACTCATCATTAGCCGCGCCTTCCGCATTCCGCATCAAACTACATTTCCTATAAAAACGGGCGGCGATGGTACTCGAATCCCCGCTAAGCCTCAACGCCCCGCAGAAAGCACCCAACAACCCCATCGTCCCTGCCAATGCCCGCAGCCTCAATGAACTTCTCAATCACCAGCTGCCGGGCCGCTTCAAGCGACTCCTGTTCGATCCTTTCGGTATCCTTGTCCATCACCTCTGACCAGTAGGCCACGGCCATTGCAAGGGCGTCCAGGCGGTCGTCCTTGGACAGGGAGCCCCGGTCTCGGGTGATACGGGTCATCTGGTAGAACAACTGGTAGCGCGCCTTCTGCTCCTCAGAATAGTCGTTGTAGTTCTCGAAGTCGTCTCGGAATGCCTTGGCGTCCACCACCATGCGGTGCTGGTTCATCACCGGCTCCAGCGTGTCGATGATCCGGCGCTCCTTCTGCTGGGAGCTGCGCTCCTCCTCCAGGTGGCACGGATGGATCCTCGCAACCACAGGAGCAAGCAGCTTGGTGAACATGCCGTCGCCGAAGTTCGACTCAATGCGAATGTGGTTCACCCCATACTGCTTAGCCTCCCGCGCAAGCAACTCCAGGTTCACATCGGAGTACCCGCCCTTCAATCCACGGCAACGCAGCACGTACAGAAAGCCGTTGAGCATCCCCACAATCGCGTAACCCAGCTCGTCAGAGCCGCGACCGGCAGGGTCAATCGCCATCACAACGCCCGTGTACTTCTCGTAGGTCTCCTTGGACACCCACATGGGCCGGTACAGCCTATCGCCCGACAGGCCCACATTCGGCAAGTCAGAGCGCGCAAGCTCGGGGCTTGAACCCCAAACCACCTTAATCGGGGCCATCTTCGCATCGCAGTCCAGCACAATCAGGTCGGACAGCTTCAGCGGGAACTTATCGCTATCGCTGAAAGACGGGTCCAGCATGAACTGCATCGCAAAGCCAGAGCGCCCATAAGAAGCCTCTCGCTCCCGCAAATCCAGGTCATTGAACCGCACCGGGTCAACCGGCGCGCCAAGCCCGCCACATGCTGTGCCCAGCCCAGGATCCTCCTCCAGCGCCTGCACAATCAGCGGAGCCAGCCGCTCGCCGTAGCGCGCCACCTTAGACGGCGCTGGGTAGCGCGCGGGCCACACACGGCACTGGTAGCCGCGCTGCTCAAGCTGGGAGTACAGCGTCATCTCCGTCTGCGGCGTGCCAAGGTAAATGATCCGGCTGCTCGCAAGAGGCTTCAAAATAGCATCGAACTCTTGCACCAGCATCGCCAGTTTGTCCCGCATCGTCTGCGTAAGGGAGTTGCCCACAACCTCCACGTCGTCCGCAATAATCACGTCAGCGCGCGAACCCGTGAGCTGCCCCGTGATACCCACCGACTTCACCGAAGGCGAGTGGTCAGGCCGCGCCGGACCCACATCAAACACCAGTGAAGAGTCGCGCTGCCCCGCCTTCGCCTTCAAATGCGCGCACATCGGCAGCTCATGAATAAGCCGCTTCACAAACGTAGCAAACGCGTCCGCGCGGTCCTTGCTCGCCGACACCACCTCAATCTTGGTCTGAGGGTCCCTGAGCAGCAACCACACCGCAAACGCCGATGTGAGCCAGCTCTTGCCCACACCACGGAACGCCTGAATCACAGAGCGCTTGGGGCCGTGCTGGAGGTAACTCGCAATGTCATACTGAACCGGAGTCGGGTCCGGCAGCCCCAGGTGCTTCCACACCACATAGGCAAAGTTTCTAAAGTCTGCAAGCAGCGGGCTGGCAACAACTGCCGTAGCCTGCGCCACCTGTGTAAGCTGAGTGTTCAGAATAAGTAATACATGAAAGGGCCAGCAAGGCCACTACAAGCCCCGTGGCGGGGCCTGCGTTAAAAGCTAATGGGTAGGTAGCCACCCTAGTGGCTCGGCCCGCTAGAGCCTGCGTAAGGCAGGTTGGCGAGCACGCCCCGCAACTGCCCCAGCGGGTTGTCATCACGCGGGATCATCTGCACATCGCAGCTTTGGATGTACTTGTGCGCCGCCGTAATATCCGCAGCCGTAGCCGTGCCATCCTCCATGCGGGCCAGCAGCACCTTAAGAGCAGCCGTAAGCAGCCGCTCCGCAAGTGCCGTGTTCTCCGGTTTCTCGCCCGTCACTCTGGACCCCGCAGCCACTTCTTGAGCACCAGCTCAAGCCCACTCGTGCCCAGAGAGGCAAGGCCAGAAGCCAGCCCGTAAAGCACAATCGAATCCGCAGACGGAAAGAGCAGCGCAGCAGCTCCCGCCGCCGCCCCAATCCCTGCGGTCGCCATAGCCCGCCCCAGCACAATCCGCGTGGTAATAGGGTCATCCGAATTCATCAACTTGCCCAGCCCAATAGCTGCGCCAATCACCGCCAGCACAGAGATAAAAATCTCTGGCTCGTTCTTCGGGTCAATCATCTGTTTGTGTATCTTCTGGCGTATCGCCACCTAGCAAATGGGCTGCAATCGCCTCATCCACCAACTTAATTGTGAAATCACCGGGGCTGCTAAACCCCTCCTCGGAAGGCTCTCCGCCCACCAGGTAGCTGTCCTTGAAACTAGCCAGCATCGGGTACAGCAAATCGCGCGGGTCTTGCGTAAGCATCGAAAACGGAATGTTCTGATACTCATGCCACAGCACCGTGCCGCCCCCATCGCGCGCATGCTCGCTGGCGTAGATAGCCAGCACAACCTGAACCACAAGAGCATTGCAGTCAATCTCTGCCTTGATAATCTTGTGGTAGGTCGCAGTTACCTTTTGCGGAGTCTCGAAAGGTTTTAAAATTGCCATTTGTTAAATATATCTGTTGAGGTCAACAACCATGACCTGTTCTTCGTGGAAGCGTGCAGATTGCGCCGTGTCTCCTACAGGGTAATCGGGGACCCACCCTCCGGCCACCCTACGTATAGCTGAAGCATCCACGCGAAGCGCGCCGTAGTACCCTTGACCGTACACGCCTCCAGCCCACGCTGTGCACATACCGCTGCCCTTCAAAACCAAACCGTGTGTGCCCGCTTGTACCGTGTAGGGTACAGAGTAAGTCCCAAAAGCTCCAATACCAGAAGGCTCCGTTCCGCCGGATGGAAAAATGCCGCTGGCTCCGCTACGGAACGGTACTTCAGGCAGCGTCACAATCCCGTCCACAGTAAGTGGCTTTCTTGTGCTATCAAAATGCACCTCACCGTTAGGTCCAAAAATACGCATCCCGTAAGCCTCCAGCGGACCCGCGCCAGCCACCAGCGGCGCGAAGGCGTGTATCTCAACAGCCCCAGCAGCAGCGCTAGTCGTGAGCGCAATGTCCCAATTACTCCCGCTGGAAATAGCCATAGCCTTGATACCGTACCACAGCCCGTTACCCGGAGTAACCCGGATAACTGGAAGTGGCGCTCCACCTGGAGAATTTATACGGTAAGTCTGTATCTTGGAATATGAATCAGTGCTGGAAGAGACATATGTAAACTTTCCAACATAGTGAAGCGTAGGGGCCAGAACACCGGCAATCAGCCCTCCACCTGAATCAAAAACATGCGAGCCGTAACTCATGCATCCTCCTTATTGAACGTAGATGAAGGCGGCTGTAGCCCGCCCACCGCCCACATACAGTACGTCCCTTTTAACTTTTAGGGTAGGTATGCCCGATGGGTATGTCCATGTTGGAACAATATAGTCCAAGAACGCCCCGTCAAAAATAAGAGCACTGCAAGTTCGCCCCGTCAACTCTGGGAATGTCCAAGTCCACGTTCCAGATCCTGATGGAATCTGCACGTAAGAGCGGAACAGCAAGCCCACCTTTGTAGGAGAAACTTGTCGCGCTCCCGAAGGCCCCAAAACCTCAAGCCCGTAGCTCACAGCAAATACCCCACCTTCACACGCAAAGCGTTCGTAGCATCAAACACCTGCAACTTGTTAGCCTCCATAGTTATGCGCCCGCCGCTAAGCAAGCCACCGCCCATCGTCGTATTAAGCACTCCAGCAGACAAAGAGCCAATCTGCGCAGCCCCAATCGCCGCGTTGGCGATATAGGTCGATGCGCTCTCGGCGGTAATCTGGTCCAGGTTGCCAATACCGCTAGCAGGGCCAGGCTTCCAAGGCGAGAACTCAGTCTGTGCGGGCCCTGCCACCCCAAAATAGGGCAGCGTCAAGAACCCGTAGCTATCCGCCTTGCCCCCATACGTAGCGCGCTTGGTAAAGCACACACGTGCATACGCAGCGTTAGGCGGCGCAGTAAAGAACGCGCCAATCCGCTTGTAGCCTGAAAGCAGAGCGCCGCCTGCTGCTTCTGCCGCAGTGCAAATCCCTACAGACGTCTCTGCAATATTCACATCGCTCGTGGCGTCGTACCAGTAAATGCACGCGTCAACGTCGCACCTGAGCGCGCCTGCGTACATAGTGCACTCGTACCTCCCACCGCCGTTCACTACGATAGTGTCCGTGTAGTAAGGTGCCCACTCTGAAGAGTTTGCGCCAGTTGTATAAGCGCACATCGTGTGCCCGCCAGCAAGCTTGCTAATCGCAAGGTCTCTGTAGTAGGTGGTAGTCCCAGAGAAACTCAAGTAAATCCACCCTGCACCATTCACCGCATCTGCCAGAAAGTCGGAATTGCGAAGTAGGTTTCCAGACAATCCAAAGGCAACGCCGCTGGATGAAATGCCTGTGCCTGCCCCAAAGATAACCTTGCCAGCGCTGTCCTTGATAGTCAGCCCCCTGGTGTCAATCCGGTCGGCTGCAATACCGCCAGTCACCACAAGCGAGCTGTCCAGCATCTCAGTTACCTTGAGGCCGGTTATCTGCACAGCGGCCCCCACGGCAGCCTGGTAGTTCAAAATCGCACCGATGCGCATGAACTTCGCATTGCTCGGAATCTTCGCAACCTCATTGGGTCCGAAGGTTGTCTTGTAGAGCGTCCACGAGCTGGGCGCGGTGCCTGACGCAGCGTAGGAGTAGGTTCCGTTTCCAAACCACCCAGCGGGGCTTCCCGCCCCTGTAGGCTGCGCAGTGCTGGACGTTAGAAGCGTCTTGTTCGCGTCGTACCACGCAACCGAAAGGTAGAACTTTCCGGCAGTACCGCCAAGCTGCCTCACCAGCCCCTCAACCCTATAGTTCTTCGTGAGGTCCACGGGAATAAACTCAAGGCAGAACGGGCGCGATTCAGCATCCGTGGGGTTTTGCAGGGCCGTAGTCCCGCCTCCTGGAATATCCGTGATTCCGGTCGCAATCGTGGGCTTCGTGCTATTTAGAAGATTCACCCATGCGCTTACATCCGACGTGTACGGGTCCATATTCTTTTCGGCCCCGCCACCGGTAATCTTCATGTGGCGCGCCTCCACACCGCCGTCCACAATCATGCGGGCCTCCAGCAGCTTGTCGCCAAAGCGCCCAGCCGGGATCACGAACGTGTTCACGCCGTTGACCTGTGCAGTCGTAAACAGCGGCTGCGGAGTGCCGTTGTAGTTGGCCGCGCTCGGAACGAACGTCATCTTGTCCGCCATGAACACCAACTCGGACTGCGCCACGTTGTTGTTCACCGAACTGTTCAGCCCAATCCCCGCAATAGCCTGCTTACCGTCCGTGCGGGCCTGCACCTTGATGGTGTAGTTGGCCTCCACGCCCTCGGTCGCCGTCGCATTGGTTGCTGCCGAAACCTCCACCGCAGCAAGCCGGGTGCTCGCCGTGGCAAGTTCGCTCTCGGCAGTCGTCACACGTGATTGCAGAGCTGTGATGCTGCTTGCGTTGGCGCTGTCTCCGCTGGCGCGCGCCGTCTGCTCGGTGACAATCGCAGCGTTTAGCGCAGAGTCCGCAGCCTTGTAAGCCGCATCCAGCGCAGCAATGCTCGTGGCGTGGGCGCTATCGCCGTTCGCCCGCGCAGTCTGCTCCGCCGTGATTGCGGCGTTGATTGAAGAGTCTGCCGACTTGTAAGCAGCATCCAGCGCCGTGAGCTGGCTCGCCAGCGCTCCATCGCCATCAGCTCGGGCCTTGGCCTCGGCCACAACAGAAGCCGTGATGGCGGCGTCCGCCCCCTCCAGCTCCGCACGCACCAAGCGGGTATCGCGTGCCTGCGACTCCTTCAGGGAAGAGGTAGCCTCCTCCAGCGCCACAATGGTTGCGCGCGTCACATCGTCGCCCTGCTTGTAGGCAGCATCAATGGCCAGCAACTGACTGCCCACCGCCGCATCGCCGTCAGCGCGCGCCTGCGCTTCGGTGGCTACAGATGCGCTGATCTGCCTGTCCGCGTCCTCCAGGTTGGCCTGCACCATCGTCAAGCGACGTGCAAGCGCCTTGAAGCGGTCCGCAAAAGACTCCGCCAGATCCCACAAGGTAGACAGCAGGGAACGCTCTTTGCTGTTCACAGTGCTGGTCAGCTCCGTGAGCTGCGTTCCCAGCGTCGCATCGGCGTTCGCGCGGGCGGTCGCCTCGTTTGTCACGCTCGTTTGCAGCTTGGAGTCAGCGGCCTTGTATGCAGTGTCCAGCGCAGTAAGTTGGCTGGCAAGGGATGAATCTGCATCCGCCCTCGCCCCGGCCTCCTGCGTCACGCTCGCCTGGAGCTGCGCATCCGCAGCCTTGTAGGCGGCGTCAAGTTCCGTGAGCTGGGTAGCCAAAGAAGAGTCCGCACTGGCCCGCGCGGCAGCCTCGTTGGTTACGCTGGCTTGCAGTTGTGAATCGGCAGCCTTGTAGGCGGCGTCAAGTTCAGTGAGCTGGGTGGACAGCGCCGCATCCGCAGTAGAGCGCGCCGCAGCCTCGCTCGCCACGCTCGCCTGTAGCGTGGAGTCCGCAGCCTTGTAGGAGGCTTGTAGCTCCCCAAGCTGCAAAGCAAGCGCACCGTCCGCCCCCGCGCGCGCTGTCTGCTCCTCCAATATGGCAGCGTTTGCGGCGAGCAAGCCCTGCTCCATATCCGCGCGCTGCGCCTGAGTGCGGCGAGACTGCGCGTGCAGGCGGTCAACCACCGACTCCACCATGTCGTACACCAGCGCGCGCATGGAATCCAGCCGCGCCTGCGTGGTGCCTAGCTGCGAAGCCAGCGCCTGCCCAGCGTCTACGCGCTCCTGCGCCTCGGCCTGAATAGTCGCGCTGTTGGCTTCAATCTTGCTAAAGGCGCTGTCCACCCGGCTATTCGCATCCGCAATGGCTGCGGCGCGGGCTTGCCGCTCCCCATCCACGTCAGCCAACCGGGAGCGCGCCTCCTCAAGAATGGCCGCGCTGTTGTTGTCAATTCCAACAACTACCCTGTCAATGCGCTTGTTCGCATCGGCCAGGTAAGTGGCGCGCTCCTGCCGCTCCGCAGCAATGGCAGCCGTGCGGTTGTTGGCTTCCGCCACAAGGGCGGTGGCGCGCGCCTGAGCCTCAGCAGCAATGGCCGAAGCTCGCTGCGCAGCCTCTTGCGCCACACGCCACGCCACGGAACCGGGGGAGTCCGCACCATCCGTAATCAGCCCAATTGAATTGCGCAGGGACTCCTCAAGCTGGCTCGGCGCAATCTGCCCGGTCAGCAAGTCGCGCACCAAATCTACAGTCAGCTCCGTACCGGGCGGAAGCCCGCCAGCCGGGGAGCCACCAGACAGCAGCGCAGCATCCATCGCCTCCTGCGCCAGGAAGAACGCCTGCTTGGAGTCAATCTCCAGCACCTCCCCCGGCAGCGCCTGCCCGTTCAGGTAAGCCGTCAGGCGCGCATCGGGGCTGGTGCGGCGCACCACACGGATAAGGCTATTGCGCTCGGCCAGTACGCCAATTGTCTGGTCATTGACCCACTCGAAAGCGGTGAATGGAACACCGTCGATAAACACGAAGATGTGCGACTTGTCCAGATAAGGCGGCACGGCAACTGCCAGCACAGAGCCGGTCCCTACCGCCTGCGTGTAAGAGTAGGCCATGCCTGCAATCAGTAAGCGATAAGGCAGGCGTTCTTGCTGCCGGAGGTCCAGGCCGTGGTCATCATCTTGTAGTACCCGCGCGGAAGGCCACGAATAGCGCGCTGTCCTCCCGTTGTTGCGGTAAAGGCCACGGACACCACAGTGTTGGTATCCGGGAAGGCCACGGGAACCCAATCGGAACCGCCAGTGCCATCGGCCATGTAATACAGCCCAATCGTCATAACACCGGCTGCCCCGTCAAACACCATAGCCAAGCTCTCCCCGGTCAGGAGCTGAAAAGAACCTTGAGACTGGTTATTGGCCGTGAAAGCCTGTACAGGCGAAACTCGCATGAAAATATCCCTTTGAAAGAAAAGAAAAAGCCGCAACCCGTTGCCAGGTGCGGCCTTAATGGAATGCACAAAAGTGCGGTTAGTCGTCGCCCTTGGGTCCCGACTTGGGGAACATATCGGCGAAGTAGTTGATGAGCAGCGGAGCGCCATACAGACGCGAAAGGGGCAAGGCGCGCGCCCCATCCCTGAACTCAGACTGAGTTACCGTTCCAGTACCCAGCACGCCGCCCACCAGGTCCGGCGCTGCATTCATCAGGCGCGAAGCCATGATGTAGCTAGGCGTCTTCCACGGAGCGCGGTTGTCCGTGTTGGCGGTAGAGCCTTCTTGAAAGAACCCGTCCCCGCCCGTAAGCATCACGTGACCCGCCTCGATAAGCATGGGCGTCATCCCGTTGGAGGCGGACCGCGCAAACGCAGCCTTGGCAATGCGCTCCGGGGTCAGCATCTCATCGAGCTTGTCCGGGTAGTTCATCGCTGCCTGCATCGAGTACGCCATAGACTCGGCCACCATCGAAATTGCGTACATGGACAGCGCCTGACTATCCCTGTAGTGAAACTGCTTGAGAAAGTTCTTGGCGTGCCCCACCAGCATGAAGGTGCGCAGCTCCCCCATCACCTTGCCTAGCGTGGTATGCATGAACGGCATGGTCTCGCCAATGTCGTGGTCCTGGATAGCATCGCGCGTCTGCCGGGAGAGAAAGAGCTGAAACGCCTCGCAACTCTCAGGCTCGTTTTTCATCCACTCCTCAAAGCGGATGCCCTCAAGGTGCCCATCATGAATATCGCTGTGCTCCTTCAGGTGCGCCAGCACTTCATCAATGTGGCCGCTATCCATGCCCTGCCCCACCCAGCGTTTGCGCATCGCATCGGTAAGCTTTTGGCGACCCATCGCAATCTCAAACGCCTGCCGGGTTGCCCCCATAGCCGCCATATGCCGGGTAATCGAGGTAAAGCTTGCGTTGCCGGAAATCACGTCAGTCACATGCGAAAGCTTGTTGGCCATATTCTCAAAGCGCACAAGCATCCCGTCCGCAAAGCCACTCTCCATATCCCGCTTGCGGTAGAAAGACGCAGACTTCTCGTAGCCAAAGCCCGTGAAATCCATAATGTTCTGCGCCAGCCCTGCGTCTGGAACATGCCCCTGCCGCAACGCGGTCAACCAGTCGCGCAGCGAAGGCATGGATTGCAGCATGGCCTTGAACCCCACCAGGGACATTGCCCGGTTTAACTCGAATGCCGCCGTCAACCCCAACTGGCCCAACATCGCAGAGCGCGTGAGGGCGCGCAGCCCTGCCGCCCAGCGTGCAGACGCGCTGAAATCTGACGTACTCATGGGGCGACCGGTAATGTGGGCGTAAATGTCTTCAAGCAGCTTAAGCTCCTTGCCAAGCTTGTTGCCGTCCCCGCCCATTCGAGCTTCATCCTCAATCTCCTTTATGCGCGCGCGCCAGGCTGCGTTCGAGTCAATGCCCTTGCGCGCCAAGCCGATATGCCCGGAAATCGAATTGATGTAGGAGTCCATCACAACCCGCGCATCGTTTTCCAGAAGGTCCGCCATGTGCAGCTTGCCCGTTGGCAACTGCTGCGCCGCGTTTTCATCCAGCGCGAAGCGGAACTTGAGGTTCCCCGCCCGCCCCGCGTCGGACACATTGGCGTCCCGCGCGTCGAACATCACGTCAATGAGGTCGTCAATGGCGTGGTCGTCAAGGCCATGCCCTTTAAGCTCGCCACGCAAAGTGGGCAAGTCGCGCCCCTGCATGTGGATGTTTTGCAGGGCCGGGGAATACTCAAGCCGGATAACGGTTTTAAGGAACCGCTTGGCCTTTACCTTGTTGCCTGTATGCCCTGGAACCTGAATAGCGTGGGCCAGCAGGTTAATCACAGCGTCCTCACCGTGCGTGTTGATGGCCTCACGGATTTTGCTGTGGTTCCATTTCCGGTTCACGTACAGGTCATTGGGGGCCACATCCTGCGCCCCCTTCACACCCGCCTGCTTGGCTTGCTCCAGCAGGGATGCGTAGGAGTCCTTCATCTCCTTGGAAGCCTTTGCCACCGCAGGGTAAATGTCCGGGTGCTCAAGCTTCACGGAAGGATCCCCCCGCGTCTCGCGCGTGACCAGCTCCATGAACTTCTCCTTGAACTTGCCGCGCTCCAGCATGCCTACACCGGCAAGCTTGTTCGCCTCTTTCAGCGCCTGCTCAAGCTTGAAGTGAAACCTTCCTCCCACGGTACGCTGAATCTGCTTTTTGTACTCGCTGGCCGTCCAGCCCTGCGCCGCATAGTCATCGTTTTGAATGGCATCCTTGATAAGGTCGTAGGCCAGCCTGCGCACACCATCGTGCTCGCTGCCGTTCAAGATGGCGTAAAAGTCCATCCGCGCCTTCGCCATAGCTGTGCGCTGGTTGGAGATATGGGCAATCTTGGAAACCTGCGCAGCCCCAATGGAGCCAGGCAGGAACCCGGCAGTCGTCGGCCCGCCATCCCACTGGTCAAGCTTCTCAGCGGGCACAGCCTTCATGCCATCGTTGGTCTCAACAATCAGCTTGCCAATCTCAGGGTTGTAGCGGGCAACGGTGCCTTCCACCGTCGCGCCATCCCTGCCAGCCCAGCTCACCTCCTGCCCCACGAACCGCTCATGAGGGTGCGCGGCGGGCGGCTGCACGGGCGCTGGTGGCTGCGGGTTGGCTGCGGCAGCCTGCGCCTGCTCGTGCGCTTTGATGTAGGGATCCTCTGTCCCAAGCGCATCCGCCCGTTCACGGGCCAGGAGCATGCGCTCGTGGTCTGCTGCAATGGCCGCATCGCGCTGCGCCTCGGCCTGCTTGAATGCTGCGCCCCACTCGGCCTTCTTGGCCTTGGCGGTGGCGGCATCCATTGAATCGAGGTCGAACGCCTTGCGCAGCTTCTCACGCTCCACGAGGGCGCGCTTGAATGCCGACTGCATCGCAGTCTCCTGCGGTGGGTTAGCCAGGTTGGACGCGTCAATCTCAGCATGCGAAGCTGGCATATCACCAGGCGCTGCCTTCTCCCGCGCAGGCAATGGCTTTCCAGCGTTGGGGAAGTTCTCCGAAATGAACGCGTCCGCCTCGTTGCGCAGCCGCGCAGCATTGCGCCGCGCCCACGCCTCATCGGACTCTATCGGCCCATGAAAGGCGTCCATGCGCTGGTTGAACTCCTCGGGCGTAATGCGGCCCGACTCCACATCGCGGATAGCCTCATGCGTCTGGGCCACATCGTGAACCGTGCGCATCTCAGCGGGCGTAAGCTCGCCGCCATCCTCGTGCTTCTTGAGTACGCGAAGCACCTCCGTCTCCGACTCCGTGGCCTTTGCAATGCGCCGCGCAGTCTTCGCCCCTGCCAAGGCAAACGGGGTTGACAGCCCCGCTCCCACCAGGCCAGCGTGCAGAACCTCTGGCGTACTGTCCTCAAAGTTGACGGACTGGCGCATCTTCTCGAAGGCCATGTTCTCGGCAGCCGAAAAGCCAATTCCGGCCGCAACGGCCCGCGCAGTGCCTTCCTTGGCAGCCGCTTGCGATGCCAGCGCCGCCTTGGTAAGACTCGTGGCCTTCACTGCATCAAGTACGGCAGCACCTCTTGCCACCCACCCGCCGGACATGGACACAAGAAGCTGGTCCGGCGAGACAATGTTCAAGGCCGCCCGGCCCACGATGCCTGGAATGCCAAGGTCTCCAAGGCGCACCATGTCCTCCTGCTTTTGGAGCAGCCTGTCCTTGATGAACATGGCGTGGGCCGGAGAAACGGCGCTGTACAGGTACTGGTGGTTATCCTCCCACAAGCCGTTTGTCAGGTCCGCCCACTCTTTTGTGTCGGACCCGGCAAAGTAGCCAGGTTGGGGCTTCATCTGGCTTCCAGCGTAGTTGGCTACAAGTCCGTCTACAAGGCTGTCTTGCCTCCACATGGAGCCGATGTAGTCGGTTAAATGTGCGGAACGCTCGCGGGCGAGGCGCTGCTCCGACAGTTGCCAGTCGGTTGGGCCGCGTACCGGTGCGTTGTTGGCGATGTTGAAGCTTAGTGGCTCATACGCATTAGGCTGTGCGTTATCCATACGGGTTACTTGAGTGCAGCAAGCTTGGAACTAGGAATGGAGCCAAAGCGCTCCACCACGGCCTGCCACTGCGCCACGCCTGAAAGCATCGCCGCGCGCAAGTTGCCCCGGCGCGTGTCTTCCTTGCGCGCGCCGCCCTGGTCAGTGTAGAAGGACTTTATTTCATCGGAGAAGTCCCCGTCGTTGCGTGATGCGAGCGCGCGCCACGCCTTCTTGTATTTATCGGGATTGCCCGTTTGCCAGGCAATATCAATCATCACAGCTTTCTGCTCCGGTTTCATCCTGTTCCACAGCCCTGGGTGCGTGGACTCGGCAACGTCGCGTACCTGCTTTTCGTAGCGTGGCAGGGCCACCACCGTAAGCAGCCGCTTCGCCTGATCCGGCGTAAGCGATGCCGTGCCGTTTATTACGCCCTCGATCTGGTCTTCAGGAACCATAGCGCGCTTGAGGTCAGAGCGCGCGGTATTCGCGTTGGCATTCAAGTTGTAGCCCATTCCTATGTTCTTGCCAGCGCCACGTGCTGGGTCATCGTATGCGCGAAGCACCACGCCTTCCCCCATTGAGATTAGCGAAGCGGCATAGTCCATATGCACCCCGCCCAACCCGGCTGCCTGGGAAGTGAAGAAGTCGCGCGAAACTTGCGCAGTCAAGGAGTTATCCACCTTCGTGGTGCCTTTCGTTGGAATAAATTGGAGGTTGTCAAAACTCACCTTTCCCATGCTGATCTGCGGCACTGAGTTAATCTGCTCCAGCATTTGTTTTTCAGAAGCCGCGCGAATCGCAGCAATGGTCTTTGTGTCGGACCGCTCTATTCCTAGCTTTGAAATCTTGAATCCGCCAAGCAGTTCAGCCTTTGCCAATAGCTTAGTGTCTATGTTTGGAATAGGCTTGCCCTCCTGTACCGCAGTGCGAAGCGCACCTAGCTGCGCGCTCTCGTCAGATGTGAACTTATTGCGAGCGGTACTGTTATCCAGTAACTGCTGGATGCTCACAGGCTGCAACGGATGGCGGTCCATCCCATTGGTCAGCACGGGCCTTAACATTCCCTCAGTTCCTTCTGGTAGGTACTCAACTCCCCACTTGGCATCGCTCCTGTCGCCAAGTGACATTTCCTTTGTCAAATTAGAGGAGTGCTCGCTAATGGCCTGCTGCACCGCAGGGCTAGAGTACCCAGATGGAACTTTCACGGCTGCGCCGGTTGACCCGTCAATCACGTAGTTCTCCCCAAGCCATCGCTCGGCATACTGGCTTCCGGCCTTTGTGGACATGTAGGGATTTTTTGACCTCCAACCTTTCATCTCACGCTCAAGGTCTTTCCCAATCACGTCCATATTCGTGGGACGTCCCGCCTTGCCGAATATCTTCAGCCAATCCATGCTGGACCCTGCCACCCACTTTTCTGCCTCATTGTTCAGGATCTTCTGAAACTCAGGAGTCTTGATATACGCCTCTCCGGCTGCTTTAGCCTCTGGAGATGTGGATTGGTACGCCTGCGCGTAGGCTATATCCGGTGGGCTTCCACGGAGCGCGCCGTTGTAGGCTTCGATAACATGTGATATGTCCTCATTGAAATAGTAGTCACGGTACTTCGGAGCAGCACTCATGGCTTTGTAAAGCTCCGCCACAGCCATGAATCCTGGAGTAGGACCACTCTTGCTTGGGGATGTTGTCACAAAGTGCGACAGATAGTTCTTGAGCTGGTCGAACGGAACTGTCGCTCCAGATTGCGAGTGCATGCGTAGAACCTGATCCGCAACTGCTCCAACAGCCGCCGTGTCCCCCGATTTGCTTGCCTGCGCTAGTACCTCCATAGCGCCGCCCATTTGGGCATCCATGATCTGGTTTTGCTTGCCAGGCTCCAGCCGCCACAGCTCACCGTTGTGGAACATCTCCACGCCAAGCAAGGTGGCTTGCTGCTTGCGCAGAGCCTCTTGCGCGCGGCTCCACTTATGCGCAGCATCTTGTGGACTCCGCACAGCGCCGTGAGGCGTCATGTCGTTAATAAGGCGCTCCATCGTCACGGATGCTGGGTTGTTGGCGATGTCGTCCTCATACTTAGCCAGGGTCTGCGCATTGGTAGCCATAGCTTTTTCGTCAAGGTCTTTGTCGCGCAAGTGCTGGGCGTGCTCCTTGGCCTGCTGGATGTGTTGGGCTAGGCCGGGGTTGTAGTCCAGCAGCGTCTTTCCGCTGGCGTCCTTTTCGTTGAACATCTCGAACAACTCAGGCGCTCCTCCCATACTGTTGGACTTTCCAACAAGGTGGAACATCAGTGCCTGCGTCGCCTCCGCCCTGCTGATCCCAAGCGCCACCCCGCGCTCTTGCAGGACACCGAAGTTGGTGTGGGCCTGCGCTGGCGTGTCCACGCCGCTTACTGCATCCGTCAGCATCGAGTTGAACGTCTGCTTGTTCGCTTCGGAAATTTGCTGCACGCGCCTGCCTTCAACGTCAGCCTGTACGTCCCCTTCCAGTTGCGAAAAGTGCTGGCCTATGATGGCCTGTGCGCGCGGGTCAGCAATTCCAGCCAGAGCCGCTTGGCGCTCTTGTGCAAGGAACGCCGCCGGGTCGAAGTCGGGAGAGTTCTTCAGGTCGTGGTACTTGCGCGCAATGTCTGCCTTGTTGTCAATAGCCACGCGCTGCGCAAGACCCTCGTTGTAGGTGGCCTGGTAGAGCCTTCCGTAGGCGCGCGGTACGTTTTCTGGGATGGGAGTAGGTTCGCCGGTAAGGGCATCACGCGGCTGCTCCACCTTCTGCGAATTGGCGAGCGCTGTGTTCTTCCACTCCTCTTTCTGGTCCTGCTCCATCTGCGTCAGCGCAGGGTTGAACGCAGAAAGGCCATTTATAAGGCCCACGAGTTCCCTGTTAGGCTGGATGTTGGCCACGGCAAATCCGTGCATCTGCGCGGCGGGGCGCAGCTCGGGTGTGCCTGCCTGGTCCCGCATCTGCGGGCGGGCGGTGATGCGGGTTACGTCACTCATGCTTTAGTCTTTGGTGGGGATGTGGCTACGCGGTAGTTGGCGTAGGCTCCACCAATCTGGAGGGCTGTGCCCACTGCGGATGGGCGGGAGATAGATGCAAGGCGCGCGTTGTTGTTCGCCTGGATCGACATGCTTGCAAGCGAGCTGTCTTGCGCCTGGAACTGCGCGTTGCGCGCCACGGTGGCAAGGTGCTCATCCTGCTGGATGCCTTGCGTTGTGGCCAGGCGGTCTGTGGTGTTACCTCCGCCGTACTCACTGGAGATGGCATTCAGCGTGGCCGCGTCGCGCGCAGCAGCTTTTGCATGCTCGTTGGCTTGCTGCGCTGCGGCCTCGCCTTGCTGGCTCTGCTGGATGCCAAGGTTCATCATCTCCTGATTTGCAGCCTTGTTGGAGGCATCGGCCTGCGCATTGGCTGCGCTGCGTTGGGCCGCATACTGCGCCGCAGCGGATGCAGCCGCGATGATGTAGGGCGCTGCGACTATTAGGGGTGCGCACATAGTGGTAAGTAAAAGATGTCATCGCCCTTCTCGCGGGCAACAATGCGAAAGCCAAGGGCTTGCACAAAGCGGCGGTTGCTGGTGGCCGCGCGCGGGATGGTGTTGCATATGAAGTCGTCCGCATGGAACTCGCGCAGGTAGCGCACAAGCTCTAGACCCTCCCTGTACGCCTGCTTGCGGTGAAAGCGCAGCCGGGGCGACGCCAGCGCCCACGGGCTTGCTACTCCAGGCTCCGGCTGCGTAATGCCGACAAGCCCTATAAGGTGGCCTGTCTCGTCCCGGTAGGCGACAGCCTGCCCGTACTGAATGGCTTGGAACACAAGCGTGCGCCATCCGGGAGACACCTCGGCGCGGTCTTCTTCGCGCAGCTCTAACTCGTAGGCATCGGTGGGGCAGGCTTGTGTGGCTGTAACGCGGCTCACCGCGCAGCCTTCATGGTCACATCTCCTACCCACTCGGCATACGGGATGTTCACCGGCAGGTAACTATCGGATTCAATAGTCACCGTGGTGTTTGCCGCCTTGGCCTGCACCGGGATGCTGAAGTCGCCCGTGCTGAGTGCGAGCTGCGTCGGACCTTGACCGGGCATGCCAACAGTGCGCCCGCTTAAGGGGTACGTGTAGGTGTCTCGCAGGAAGGGAGTCACCTTGGCGGTGAACCAGCCTGTATCCACATAGCGCACGGTCATCTTTGCGAGCTTTACAGAGGCTGCCATGATTGGCATATTGTTTTGGTCTCGCGCAAATACTTCGGTAAATGTGTAACGCATATTGAACTTCCTTCCTACAAATATTGGGGAGTTAATGTGACTGCCCATAACGGTGAACCGTACCTTTGGGTTGATGGAACTGGCATCTGTGGCAGTACCAGACACAACGAGCGGAACAGGCTCTGCTCCTTTGTCGCACTTCAGCAGGATCGTTTCAGACTGGTCGCACAGGTAGGGGACGTCAAAGGTTGTGGTTACGCCATTGCTGCTCACCAAGGTAGCTTGCACCTTTGAGTCAAGGCCTAGTGAGTAACCAACGTTTGTGTCGGAGGCTCGCTTTTCAAAGTCGATGTACTCCAACACGAACCTGCCCTTAATAGCGAAGTCAAGAATGGAGTTGACGTGCCACAGGATGTACAAGCGCCTCGATACCCAATACATTCCGATAATGCTCGCAGGGTAAGTACGATCAAAGCGGAACCTGCACCACGCCTTTTGCGACAGTTGCTCTTGCTCGTTGACATCCCACTTGAATAGGTACAGCTCTTTAGACTGCGGGGGCGCGAGCGCGGCCATTCGCAGCAGCGTACTTGCCACCATGACTGTGGGAGCCGCAGGCACGTATTCAGGGCAGTGCTGCGTGAGATCCTCGCTGGTGTTGGACACCATGTCGTCGGATGCCTGGTAGAGGTTCACCTGCGAGTACGACCCGCGCCTGGACACGAACAGCACCTTGTTGCCGATGGACACGGGCCGCACCGTGGTGTCTGCATCGAAGGTGGTGGACGGCATAAGCCGCGCGTTGTTGGGCGACAGAATGTCTCCACCCGTCAGAACGAACTGCTGCCTGTCCGTCGCCCACACCAGCAGGGACTGGTGGTAGGGCACTGCCCATTCAAGCGAAACTACCTGCTCGCTCGTGGCGGCAAGGTCGATAGGGTCCGTATCCAGCACCTGCGCAGCACTGGAGCCGGTGAAGTTGAAGTACTGCCCGGAGCGGGACAGGCACATCGTGTCGGACGCCAAGAACCCCAGCCGGTTGCGGAAGAAGAACACGGAGTTTATGGGCGTGCCAATGAACGATGGAAGCGGGTTTGTATCGTCGTCGCCCGTCTTTCGGTCTTCCCACGTGATTTGCTTGAATGTCCATGTTCCATCGCCCATGGGCACAAGCTGGTGCGGCAGCGTGGCTGGGTCAAACTTGGTGCGCACACCAGGCTTTACGGTCTCTGTCCACCGCCCATCCACGAACGCCACGTAGTACACGTTTTGTGAGCCTGACGCCCCACTGCCCACCTTGATCGTGTAGCCCTGCTCAAAGTTCGAGGGCAGGTCGCTGTACTGTTCAACCCCGTTGTGCAGGGCGCGCGTGGCCTGCTCGCCCCAGCCATCGGTTACGCTGCATGTGAATGCGGAGGAATCGGTTTTCCAAACCTTGATTACGTTGCAACCCGCCAGCACCGTGGCCGACACGCCAGCTCCTCCCATTGTTGTATTGATGGCGGATGCAAGCGCACGCGCGATGCCGGTTGTTGTTGCCGTTTCGCCTGTTGTGTGTGTGCAGCTCGTTCCGTTGATAAGAACGGTGTAGTCCGTCTTGACCACAGCGGAGCGTATCTGGATGTACCCAACGTTCTGCTGATTGGCGGGTGCCGTGTAGGGCAACATGGCTGGAACCTTTCTCCGGTTCACGATGAAGGTGCAGTCGGATACCGTAACGCACCTGAAGTCATTTGCAGGGTCCGCTGAATCAAGGTAGCCCGTTCCGTGGGGGAGCGAGACTGTCTGCACCGCGCCCGTCTCCATGTCGTAGAGCATCATGCTCCCGCTTGCCAGAACGAGCTGATAGCGCTTGAGGTCTCCCCTGTCCACCACATGCCCATAGGCGCGCCCGTTGGACCCCTTAACGGATGCGCCAAACGCGCCGTCCAACTTCAGGCTTGCCACATGTGTGGAACCGGGCCGCTTGTACAGTCCGTGCACCAGGGTTGAAATGGCGTTGTCCTGCTCAGAGCACTGCGTGGGGTGGCGCATGGCCGGTATCTGCTGCGATACGCCACCGAAAAGCCCCGGTATGGCTCGTGTTACAACTGTCACCACATTCCCCTATCTCGGAGCACGCTGGCTACGGACCACGAGTCACGCAGCATGTTGTAGTCGCCCACCTCGGTCTCGTGGTCTTGCAGGGCAATACGCGCCGCCGCTTCGTCCTCTGCGGTGTAGCGGTAGGTGGCCTCGCTCACGGTGCTGCGCGCCTGCATGGTCATGGCTGCGCGGATGGCGATGTAGTGGCGGGCGGGCTGGGGAAGCTCATCCCACTCCAGCATGAAGACTGCCGTGCCCTTGATGTCGCGCTGCCAGGTGTAGGTGTGCCCCATCAAGTCGTACATGCGCTGGCCGCGCTGAACCGGGTCAACATCTGTGTACTCATCGGAGTCGAAACGTGCGCAGTTGACGGGAACGGTTATGGTTCCGAACGAGTCGCGCGTGAGCGGAAAGTCGTCCTCGGTGTTGAACTTCCACCCAAGGGACTGCACCACGCGCGATGTCTCCGACAGGATGCCCTTGGCGCGCTCCAGCGGGTACAGCCCGGATAGATAAAGAGAGGACACGGGTGCCTCGTCTGCGGCCTGTAGGATGATGTTGATTGCCTCAAGCTCCGTAAGCAGTGCGGTAGTTGTCATGGAGTCCTAGAAAAAACAGGCCCCATCTGGTGATACTTCCAGAGGGGGCCTTTGTGGGGATTGACCTGTTAGGTCGTGGTCTTCAGCTCCACCGCGCACTCAGGGCGCAGGATGCCGTGACCCATCAGGTACTTGGCCACGATGAGCGTGCCTTGACGGCGCATGTCGTAGGACATTTCCGATTGCAAGTCCATCAGCTTGAGCGTGCCCACGGCGGCATCGGTCATCACCAGCGCAGCCAGCTTGCTGAAGTCGCCTTGGTAGGCGGTGGGGCCGGTGGTCACATTGGAGTTGGGCAGGTTGTTGGTCTTCACGAGCTGGCAGCCCGCGACCTCTTTGACGGAAGCCTTGGACAGGTCGCCGTTATCGACCACGTAATCACGATGGACCAGCAGCGTGGTGGGCGTTTTGGCCAACAGGTAGTACTGCGCGGGGCGCAGGTAGGCGTAGCGCCGTTGGCCGGAGGGAACGTCTTTCTCGTCCATCGCCTGCGCTGCGGCGGTGATTCCGTCCACCAGGTCCGTGGCGGACGTTTTGTAGAGCGTGCCGGTGGAGGTCAGCGAAGTGCCGCCGAAAGCGCCGGTCACGGTGGCCGAAGCGCGCGCGGCCAGTGCGCCTACCTGCAAGACGTTGCGGTCCCAATTCGTGCCAAGGAACACGCCGCACTCATTGGAGTAGGTGCTGCGGTAGTCGAAGTGGTTCTTGGCCTCGTCAATGTTCGGGATGAACACGGAGCTGATCAAGAGGTCGTCGATGGTGATCACGCGCTCGGCCACGTTCGCAGCTTGGCCCGTGATTTCCGTGCCGGGGGTGTGGTAGCCGCCAGTGACTTTCCAGGTGGCCGGGAATGTGGCGCTTTTGCCGGAGCTGATAGTGCGCACGAAGTGCTTGTCCAGCACGACAGAGGCGGTCTCGAAGGCGGTGAGTACTTCGCCAGAGAACACCTTGAGGAACATCGCGTCAGTAGGGCCTGCGCCATTAATCTGACCGATGTTGAGAGTTACTGCATTTGCCATTATTTAGAAGTGTTGTTTCCGGGATGAAGCTCCGGCGGACTGTTGTTGTGCTGGATTAAAAGTTATCCATTAGGCCGATGCGCCGCTCCACCATAGAGCGGTACGCCGGGTCTTTGCGATAGCGCGGGTCGCGCATGGCCTCAGTAACCTCTGCGCGGCTGGCGAACGGGGTTTCGCTGCCGCTCGTGCCAGAGCGGGGGCCTTTGATGAGCGCGGGGTCGCTGCCCACGGCTGCCTCAAACTGAGCCTTTAGACCAAGGATGGCCTGCTTGGCCTGCGCCGCGTTGCCCGTTACGGCGGTGTTGAACGCTTCTTGCTCTGCCGGTGGGAGGTTGACTCCGGCCCACTGGATCATGTTGGCGTACTTGTCTGCGCCGCCCACCAGGTTCATGGATTCGGATATCTGCTGGTTAGCCAGCGCCACACGGCCTTGCGTGTAGTGGTCCACCATGTCCTTGGAGATTCCAACCTTGGCGAGCTTGGCAAGGGATTCATCGGAGAGCTTGCCCTCCTTGGCGAACTCGGCCTCCAAAGCGCCCATGTCGAGCTGGGCTGCTTCTACAGCGGCGTCGGCTGTCTTTTGCTCCGGGGTCTTCTCAGCAGAATTGTCTGCGGGAGGGGGAGGCTGCTCGGGGGCTTGGGGCTGCGCAGGGGGCTGTGGCTGCGCGGGGGGTTGGCCGATTTGGGTAGGCTGTGCTGCGGCAACTTGCGCCGCAACTTCATCTACCTTGGCAGCCATTGCCGCGTCGTGCGGCGTTGGGTCAGCCATTAGTGGTCAACGCGGATAGCAGCGCTGGTCTTGTCGCCAGCGGGAATATCCATCACGCGCTTTTTGGCTTTCTCAGCCTCGGCGCGGATTTCAGCGAACGGGTCCTTGCCCTTGGGGGCTTTAGGGTCTGCTTGTTTTTCGTCACTCATTGTGGTTGTCCTTGGGGCATACCGCCTGCTTTGGCGAGCTGCCCGACTTGATTGATTGCGTTGGGGCCAAGGTGTTGGACCATGTCTTGCACCATGTTCTGCTGCTGGGCTTGCGCCACTTCTTCCTTGGTCTTGTTAAGACCCTCGGTGCGGATTCCGCGCGCAGTAGCAAGGCGCTTGAGAAGGTCGTCGAAGTTCAGGTACATGTCCAGCGCCTGCGGACCGCCCAAGTCCTTGATGTCTGCCACGTAGGCGCGCAGGTTGTCCAGCTCAGCTCCCCGGCCCAAGGCATCAAGCCCGGTCACTATGACGGGGCGAAGGGCCTTCTTGGGAAGCGGCGGCAGCCTGCCATCCTTTTGCATCTCCAGCATCTTGCGACGCAGGAAGGGGCGCTGGAACTCAGTCGATAGGGTGGAGTAGTTGCCGCCAAGCAGCGAATCCAGCTCCTGCGCCATGTACCGAATCTCTTCGGCGGTCACGCGCTCGGCGTTGCGCTGGATGGCCTGGTTGAGGGCAAAGGCGTAGGCCAGCTCCTCCTTCAGGTCGTTGATCATCTCGCGGCATGTGCGAAAGTCTTGCGCTTTCTCGGCCTGGAGGGCGTGCACATCGTCAGGCTTGCCGTCAATCACATCGCCTGTTTCTGACGTTGTGAGCGCACGTGCCTTGGTGAACCCATTGGGGTTGCGCAGGTAAACAACCTTCGCGGCCACGGCTGTGCCTTTGACCAGTGCGGCGGTGAGGGCTTCAAGGCTAATGAAGTAGCCAAGGTAGTCCTCCACCAGGCTGCGCCCGTAGCTTTCGCCGTCCACGGGGGTCCAGCGCAGGGGCAGCCACGGAGTTTCCTCCAGCGGGTACGTGCCATCGCTGCCAGGCACACGGATGCCCTCCACCTCTTGCCAGACTTTCCACTGGTGCCCATCCAGGAATACCCCGGTGTAGACGCGAACGGTTTTCTCTGGCTGTGCGGAGCGGTCAATCAGCTTGGCGCGCACGGCTCCACGGATGGAGTCCGGCAGCGTGAGCGGCGACACGCGGTCTTCGGCAATGATGCGAAGCACCGTACCATCATCGTCGCGCAGGCACACGTAGCTGTGCAGCGGGTAGGTCTTTACGCCGCCTCCAGGCAGCATGTACGCAAGTACATTGCCTGAGACAAGAAGATGCTTGATGGCCTCGCCTACAGGGGTGCGCGTGGTTGTGGACTCAATATCAGTTTGAATCTCTTCTTCCATGCGAGCCAGGGCTTTATCTACATCTGCGCGAAGCTGCTGACCGCCTAGTTGGTCGAGCAACCGGTCTTCGACTTGGAGCCGAAAGAACGCTTGTCGGGCTGGAAGTACAGCAAGCAGGAGCTTGGAGGAAAGCGAATTAACGCACCGCGCCCCGAAGTTGCTATAGCCATGCCGGAGCTTGTTGCTGCCGCTCCTGCCTTCAGGAGGCAGTAGCGTGGGCAGCGTGTATTTGGATGCGTCGCGCGCTCGTTGAAGGAAGGGGCTGCGCTCCGATGAAAGCCTCTCGTACTCCCCGCGAAGGGAGGAAGGCAGTTGCATCAAGGCGCGGCAGGAATGGAAAGAGGAGAACTAACCCGCAAGCTATTCCTGGTTCCGATGCGCAACTGCGATGCAGGGCCATCGGGGGAAGCCAGGGGCTTTGGGGCGTCTACCGGGGGCGGCGGGGCCTTGACCTCCGGTGTTGGGGGTGAGGGTGAGCACATTTTTAATTAGGAAAACCGAATCGGTTTCTGCTAGGGACAGGGTTTAGGAAGCCGAACAAGCCCCTATTCGCTTCTAACCCGTTGATCCATCTACCGATTTCCCATCCACACTCTCCAGCTCAATCAGCATCTCAATGAAGTGCTTGGCCTTGCGCAAGTCCTCAAGCCCTCCCTTCTTGCGCCAGCGCGTTACATATTTGATAACGCAGCCTTCGGCGAACGGAATGCCGTTGCTGTGGATGTACTCAATGGGCTGGATTCCCTTGCCCTTGTAGTGTGTTCCGCCCACTTGGAGTGCAGTTGTTGGCGTGGCACTAGCGGTCTCAACCAGCGCAGCGGCGCGCCATGACGCACTCCATTCAGCGGGAGCTGCATCGTTAAGTTTTCGTCTTACGTTTGGGGTGGATCCCATTCAATAGCTTTCTTTGTTTTGAAGTCATAGTCCGTTGCGCGGCAGATGCGCGCGACACGGGCTTGCACCAGGGCATGCTCTTCGGTAAGTCCCTTGGCTTCGTAGGCAGACAGCACGCGCTCCCACAAGGCACCCGGTCCGTCCTCAGCGTCTCCGAGCACCTGCGTAGCCTTCACGGGCCCGCACCTTGGAAGCCCGGTGTAGCCGTCCGTGGCATCGCCAACCAGGGTCTGGTACATGTGCCACCAGTCGGCCTCGTCCTCGGACACGCGCCAGGGCTTTAAGTCCTTGCGCGGGTTGTAGAGCCAGCCGGGGACAGTCTTCATGTCCTTGTCTTCGGACACGATGATCTTCTTTCCCTTGACCAGCCTTGGGTGTGTGGACAGGATGCCCATCACGTCATCAGCCTCAAGCGTGGGCCTGCGATAGCTGGGGTACTCCGATTCAAGGTAGTCCTTGACTGCCTGTAAGTGCACGGGCCGCACGGTGGCCGCCCGGTTTGCCTTGTAGGTAGGCAGCACGCCAAGCCGCCAGTTCTCCGAAGTGGGGCACGACAGGCACACGATGAGCTTGTCTGCACCGACTGCCCGCGTGATTGAGTTCACCTCCGCATCAATGCGCGCTGGCAGCGTTGCGAAGTCGTCAGCGGCCACGGCTGGCTGCTCCAGTCCGGGCCACTTGTAGGTTCTCTGGGCGGTCGCGGCGAGCTGGTAGGCCACAATGTCCGCGTCCAGCAGGACCGTTACGCTCACGTGGAGGGAATCCTATAGGCGGTGAAGCACTTGGATAAGTTGCGGTACCCGGATGCCAGCATGCCAACCCGCTGAAGCATGGAAAGCTTCTCACCGTTTAGCGTGGTGGGCACTTTGCACTTGTCACACATTTTGTGAACCTCAGCGTATTCGGCCAGGAAGTGGTCAATGGAATCGTTGGTCACTGCTCGTCCTCGTATTTACTGCGGATTTCCTGGGGAACCACAAGGGTGTAATCCGGGTACTTCTTACTCAAGCGGTACCAACGGCGCATGGAGCGCGCATACTCCTTGGCGTCGTTGCATTCTGTGAGGGTGAAGGTTGCGCACCTAATGTCGTGCAGGAACGCGGGAGTGCAGGAAAAACCATCGCCGGAACTCCACACTTGGCATATTCCGAAGTCGTGCGCCTTTACCCTATCAAGGGGGTTAAGTCCGGGTCGGAGTTCAATAACCTGCACCGGCATCTCAAATCCCCGCAGGCTGCCCACGCTCGCAACCTCGGATTGCTCCATGTAGCATTCGGGTATATCAGTGTGCGCTCCTGGTAGTTCCCTAAATGCTCGAATTTCCGCGCCTTGGTACGGAATGAAAATATCGATGTCCTTCGGTTCTCGGCCAAGCAGGCAATCGCGCAGGTAGCCCCCGGCAAGAAGGGCTTCAGGCACTACAGTCTGTACAGCTTTAAGGGCGCTAAGTCCAGTTTCAATGTTCACTGCACTGCTCCTTTACGTAGCGTTGTAGGTGGGTGAGCCGGTCTGCTGTGTCATTGCAAATTCCGTAGTTCTCAATGACGGTTCGGGCAGCGTCTTGAGCGGGTACGGCGGCATCATCAGCTCCGGTGGCGGCGGGGGGATTAGTGCCTTGGGCGGCGGCATCATGGAGCACGCGCCAAGAAGGAGGCAAAGGGCAAGCATCAGTCGGGATGCGAATCGGTACTTCACGGATAACCTCATTGGTGATAGTTCGGATGCGCGCGGAGGACTTGGCTAAGTCTTCAGCGAGCTTGTTGGTGGATGCGACGCGCGCCTTGTAGTCCTCAGCCTGCGTCACGGCTTCATCGCGCTCCCTCTTGGCGGCGACCAGGGCCACCTGCGTGCGCTCTCTATCCAGGATGTCGGCGCGCACCACAAAGAAGAGTCCGGTGCACGCCAGCAGCGCGCCCAGGTAGGGGAGCAGCTTGCGCAGGGCTGCGGCTGTCATAGATCCTCCCCATCAAGCCATCGCATACCCTTTGTGGTCAGCAGCCACACGCGGCCAAAGCCTTCGGGGGTCTCTGTGGTGAGCATGCCCAGCGAGCAGGCCACGCCAATCTCGGAGGCAAACGTGCGCGCGGTGTTGGATTGCACGGACACGCGCCCCAGCCGCACCTCGTGCAGCAGGGCCGATAGCGCTAACTCCAGCTCCTCAGTGAGTTTCGGACCAGTTGTTTCCGATGTCATAGGCTCCGTCAAGGGGGCACCGGAATTTGAAGAACGCTCCCGCTTTGCGGATTGCGTCCACGGCCATGCGGCCAACCATTTCAGCTTTGTTTTCATCTACTTCTATTTGCCACTCGTCGTGGACGTTTGCGACGAACTCGTAGTTAACGCCAGGGGTTAACCCGGCTGCCTGGAGGTCGTCATCTAGGATGCAAAGGGCCTTCTTCATCTGGACAGCGCCAGCCGATTGAAGGAGTGTGTTGATTGCGGCATGCATGGAGCGCACGGGTAAGCGCCGCCCATCCAGCCCTATGAGGTAGCCACGGGTCTTGGCCTTGTCCTGTACAGCGGACACCAGCTTTCCTACTGCGGGTAGCCCTTTGAGGAACGCCTTGCGCAGCTCCAAGCCCTTCTCTCGTGCCTGCTTCCCATGTGTGCGCAATACGGTGTAGCCCAGCTTTTCAGGACCAGCGCCGTAGATGAAGGCGTAGAACCAAGTCTTGGCCACATCGCGCCCGGTCTCTGCGCCAAAGACGTAAGCCTTCGGGTCCATGCCCAAGGCGCGGCAGTTGACTGAGTGCATGTCCGTGCCTTGTGACTTGTCACCCTCCAGCACGGTCTTGATGTATGCGCCTTCGTCGTAGATAGCAAGGTAGCCCGCCAGGTCTCGCAGCTCCAGCGCATCGGCATCAGCGCCCACCAGCTTCTTGCCAGGTGGAACTGTCCAGCACTGCCTGCACTCGTGCCCGTACTCGCTCTTGCCCGATGGCACCTGCCCCATGTTGGGCTTGGAGTGCGTCATGCGCCCGGTGACTGCGCCGTTCGTATTGACCCGCCCACGCACACGGCTGTCTTTTTGGACGTGCCGCAGCCATGCCTCGTTACCCTCGGCCACCTGCCCAATGCGCTTTTGCACCATGAAGTAGTCCTTCAGGGGCCGCGCCTCGGCGTAGGGGAGCGCGCTGATTACGTCATCGTCCACCTTCGGGTTCCCGTCGTTTGTGAACTCGGCAGGCTCCCACCCGTAGAGCTTCTTCAGCCAGTGAACGATGTGGTGGCGCGAGCTGGGATTGAACTCGGTGAGCTTCACCTTGGTGAGCGCGCAGCCCGCCATGTACCCCATGCGCTTGTTGTCGCGGGAGGGCGTGAACTCCTTACCGTCCTGTAGAAACATAGGACGGAACGCCTTGCGAACCTCGGCTTCCAGCTCCAACTTGCGCTGCACGAGCTGGGCGTACAGCTCCGCAGCCTTGGCTTGGTCAAGCAGGAACCCGTGCCGCTCTTGTCGGCAGATGATGTGCTGTACCTGCGTCTCCAGCAGCACGGATGCCTCGCTAGGCTCTTCCTTCAGGATGCGGTTGAACAGTCGAGCCGTGACAACCACGTCCTGCACGCAGTAGTCCTCCATCTCCTGGTTCCACCGCTCCCAGCGCCGCTTGTACGCCTGCTTGTCTGCTTCCTTGCGGTCCGCCCCTTGGCTTACCAGCTCCGCAACAAGCAGCGGGTCTCCACGGTAGTCGCCCTTGTGGCAGCACAGGCGGTGTCCCCATGCCTCAAGGCTCACGCTTCCGATAAGGTTGCCGGGGAGCTGCGCGGCTTTCTTCTTATTCATGCGCTCCACATCGAGCTGCTTTAGGTGCGGCCACACCAGGCGTGAGAGAACCATTGTGTCCCGCTGCCTCCACCACGGTATGTCCAACCCGTGCAGCTTCTTGAGCACCGCGCAGTCGTACCCAGTTCCGTTGTGGGCAACTACCAGCGTGTCTTCGCTGGCGAGGATTGCAAGGCCATCGGCAAGCGGCCTGCCGCCTGGTTGGCTGTTGTACGCAGTGATTTGACCTGTTGCGCGGTCCTTTATGACAAGCACATGGATGGTTGTTACTTCATCCAGCAGTCCGTCTGTCTCTATATCGAAAATTACTGTGCGCTCAGGCACGAACATGGCTTTCTCCCGCCTCCGGGAGAGGCTTTGTCAAAATGGTTCGGAATCGCCGGAACGGTCCGGGAATGGGGAACTGCCCACGCTTGCCGGGTCTGCTTGGAACAGAAGCCCGGTGTCCGCGCTGTAGTCCAGCAGGATGGTTTTTCCGGTGGCTTGGCCGGTGTTGCGGTCTTTGAGAATGCGCAGAGTTGTCCGCCGCTCGGCAGGGTCTTCGGCCTGCTGGTCCCGCTCAAGGCCAAACATGAAGTGCGACCACATGCCGATGGCGTTACTCCCACGGAAGTTCTTGATCTGCACCCGACCACCCTCTTCGTGTGGCGCGCCTTCGGGCCGCGTCAGGTGCGAGATAAAGTGCACCGTGATCTGCAACTCCAGCGCCAGCGCGGCCAGCTCGGCCATGATCAAATCCAGCGCCTTGCGCTCGCCCTCCTCGTTGGCCACAAGGGCAGTGAGGTGGTCCAGGTAGATGTGCTTGCAGCCTAGACCCACGGCCATGAACCGTATCTTGGGCTTGACCACTTCCCACGCGGTTGACCCGAAGTTGTCGTACAGGTGCAGCCTACCCACGGCGGCGAGCTGCGCAATAGCCTCTCGTCGTTCTTCAACCGTCACCTTTCCTGGAACGTGCAGCACCTTGCCCGCAACCTTGCCCGCGATGCGCCGCACGGTCTCCACGGGGGGCTGCTCCAGGTACAGCACGCCCACGGTAAGGCCAAGCTCCATCACGTCAAAGGCAATGCTCTGCGTGAACAGGTCCGTCTTGCCGATTCCAGTTCCTGCGCCAAATGCGTAGATTTCGCCATCGCGCCGCCCATACGTCAACGCATCCAGAGCTGGCAGGAACCACGCGCGGCCCCTTGCCACGTCCTGCTCCGCCTCATCAGCCAGCTCGGCCACGCTGCGGATACCATCGGGCCGGTAGGCTTTGGCATCCCACAGCGCGCTAATCACCTCCGCGCCCCGCCCTCTTTGCAGCATCTCATTGGCGTCTTTGAGAGGAAGGCGAGCCACCTTGCACTTGCCTACGGAGAACAGAGGGGCGCATTCGGCCACGGCTTCACGGCCCGGTTCGTCCTGGTCGAACATGAGTACCACCTCATCGAACCGCTCCAGCCACTCCAGCGCCGCCGACAGAGCCTTCTTAGCCCCATGCGCTCCGTTCGGCACGGACACCACAGGCCACTTGTTGCCCTGGAGCTGGCTGACTGACATGCAGTCAATCTCGCCCTCGGTAACGACAACTTTGCGGCCACCGTCTCTCCACAGGTGCTGCCCAAACAGGGGCAGTGCGTCCTTCAGCTTGCCGACAATGCCGAAGTCCTTGCCCGCCGTGCGCCACTTTTGCGCCACGAGCTGGCCGGTCGCGTCAAAGTACGGGGCAAGCTGCACGGGATGGCCGGTGCGCGGGTCCGTGCCAACTGTGTAGCCGAAGTGTCGGCAGGTTTCCTCGGTGATTCCACGAGCCTTCAGCGGCCTGGTCTCACCTGGTATGGGGTTGAAGTGTTCGTCCACACGGACCCTACTTTGTTGTAGTTCGTCGCCTTCCGTGCGAGCGTGCGCGCCGCAGGAAAAGCAATGCGTGTGCCCGTCTGAATAGGAAGCGCAGGCATCAGAGCTGCCGCATGCGGGGCACGGGCCTTTGAATAGCAGTTCGGATTCAGTCATGACCTGCCCCACTGTTCTGCGAGGGCGCGCGCTATGCCTGGGAAGGTCTTGCTGCGGATGCGCCAGCGGTCTTTTCCGGGCGGTGCGCGATGGATTGCGCTCCAGCTTTTGTGCTCCGGGCTTCCCTTTTGCGGGGGAACAAGCTTGTTCGTTGGCACCAGTTTCGGAAGGCCCTTCATCCAAAAGCATGTAGCTTTGAACGCCGGGTCTCCAAACCACCACGGCTGTATGACCTGATCCGGCCTTCGATAGACGGACGACATGATGGACACCGGGTTCTCAACGGCTATCTTGGGTATGGGTGCATTGACCATCGCCATGAAAAAATCGATGCCTGCCTGCTGCCTCCCGTCCTCCCGCTTCGCTGGGAACCAGCGCGCTCCGCTTACGGCCAGGTGGGTGCATGGCGGGTGGGCAATCATCAAATCCCATCCCTCCCCTAGAATGTCCAGCACGTTGCCTTGGTAGTGCTTTCCGGGGGTTTCAGATGGAAGGAGGTCGCAACTCGCAGCGTCGTGCCCTAGTTCCGTGAATGCGTCCCTCACCGTCCCGCTTGATTCGCAGGCAACCAGCACCCTTACAGCACACCTCCTGCCTTAAGCTTCATCGCGGTACGGTAGGACACCTTGGCATCCATCCCGCGCTCGTGCACCAGGCCACAGTTGCGCTCAATGGCGCGCCCAATGCGGCGAGTGACTGCGCTGGCCGGGTTATCGATGGATGCGATATAAAACGCTGCGGCCATCGCGGTAAATCGTGGCTGTTTATCAGTCCGCATTGACCAGCTCCTTATCGTTAACCCACACGTCTTCCATGTTCTTTCCGCGAATGAAGCGGACCAGGGAAGAGTCTTTAATCTTTCCGACAACACGGGAGCGCTTGGTACGCTTGGCCCACGTCGGAATACCGTAGCCATAACCACGCTTTACTTGCACGTGGGACCCAATGGTTACGGGATGGCGCAATCGGTACTCACCGTATTGCTTGCCCATTTCGTCCCATTTCATGATGCAGTCAATCTCCATGCCCTCGCCGCGTAGGTCTTCTATCGCGGACGAAAGGCGGTAGATGCCGTACACAGCCAGGGCGCTGGCCGGGGTGATTGTTTTGCCACCACTTAGGTGGTCGCGGATGTAGTCAACTTGAGTTCGCATTTGGTTGAATAAGCGGGATGATTGGGCGTAGCGCTCCCCGCCCGCGTGAGCGGGAGCAGCCTTAAAAGGTCTTGTGTAGCTGACGTTTAGTCAGTAAGGCGCGCAAGTCGCTGCGCCAGTCTGTCGGCGTGGTACGCCTCGGCGTTGACGCTGTGGGCCTGCTTGCGCAGAGCGTCGGCCTTGTCGTGCAGGGCCTCCGATTGCTTTTCCTGTGCGCTTGCCACGCGCTCCAGAAGCTGCACGCAGCGGTCGATATGCGCGGCGATGGCGTCCGTAGACATGGGAACGAACTTGAGAACGAAGGCGAGAATGTGGTTCATGGCTTGATTTGGTCAGTGCGCAGCCAGTGCGCCACGTCAAATGACGGGCACGCTTTTGCGACGTTGGGAAAGTCTCTGTGCCCCTGCACGGTGGCGTGCGGGGCGCGGCGAAGCAGCTCGGAAACGAGGTTGCTCAAGGTGGCGAGTTGGGCCGGTGTGAAGTTGGCTTCAGGCTTGAGCTTGGAATCCACGCCGCCCACAAGGCAGATGCCCCATGAGCAATGGTTCCAGTTCTCAACGTGCGCGCCAGGCTCGGTGAGCGGGCGGCCTGTTTCCACAGTGCCATCGCGTCGAATGACGTAGTGGTAGCCAATGCAGCGGAAGCCGCGTAAGCGGTGCATCCGGTCTATATCCTTTGCTCCAATATCCTGCGTGGGAGGGGTTGCGGAGCAATGGATTGCGATGAATTTCACAGAGTCCGCCAAGAGTGGGCGGGCTGCCATCAGGTTTTACTTTTCACTTTTTCTGGTTCGTCCATCCACGACTGGGGGATGAACTTGTCCGCATAACGGATACCGTTCTTTTCGCACCAGGTGGCGTAGGTTGTGGGGGAGCCTTTATTTATGGGCGTCTTAGACCGCTCAAAAACAAAGCGAATGTCTAGCTCCGGGTGCTGCTCCTTCAAAAGAACATGCTTTTGTCGGTCCGCAAGGAGAAAGCGGCCCTTGGTCTCGATGATGAGTCCGTTGGGTAATACGAAGTCGGGCGTGTACTTGGCCTTCTTTTCAGGCTTTGTGTACTCAATCTTCCGGGACTCATAGGCAGCATCCACCCCGGCTGCGGCGAGCTGGAGAGCCACTTGCTCCTCCAGCCCACTGCGATAGCCCTTGGCGATGCCGATGGAGTCTTTAGAACTCCTCGGTGTCCGAGTCGCCACCCGCCTCCGTTGTTACTGCGCTGGAGCGGTCCTGGAACCCTCCGCTCGTCTCGGCTGCGCCGCCCTCGTAGCCATCTGCGTGCGAGCCGAAGCCATAGCCCGCTGAGCTGCGGTCACCACCGCCTTGACTCAGTTTGAGGATCTGCACAGCCTTCAGGCGCATGGAAAGACCCACGCCAATCTGAGTGCTGTAGGGGCGCAGCTCGCCAGCAACGCATGCCTGAGTTCCGCCCCAGATTTCAGGTGGGTTCTTCAGCAGATTGCCCTTGGCGTCGAAAACGTCTGGGCGCAACGGCACGCGCTTTTCTGTGGCCTTGCCTTTGTCCCGGAGGATGGAGGCAGGCATCTTGAAGTTGAACTCGTACTCGCCAGTCTCGTTCCCATCATCGTCGTATGCGGGCTTGTATGGGCGGTCAGCCTCCGCCATTCCTTCCAAGGCTTTGCGAGCCTTAGCCTTATCCGGGCCGGTCTTGGCGTTATTCACCTTATCTTGCAGCTCCTCCTTTGCAATAGGCCAGTAGTCCGCAAGAGCTGCTTCGTACTTCTCGATAACCTTTGCGCTTGCGTCAGCCGACAGGCGAATACGCGCCGTATAGATGCCGTTCTCGTTGAACTTGGTGTCCGGAGCGTTGAGATTCGGGTACACAAGGGTTCCCGGTTCAGTCATTACCTTTGTGAAGGTAGGTTTCTTGGTTGTGCTCATTTGAGTTCCTTTTTGATGTACTCCTGTAGAGCCTCAAGCTCCACTGAGTAGTGGTCCTGCGCCACACGGTGCAGTCGGCGGGCCTTGTCAAGCATCTCGCCGGGGTCCAGCTTCAGCACCGCGCACACCTCATGGAAAAGGAGTGCGAACCCCATGACCTGCTGTGCAGGCGGGGATTCCTGTGCCCCACTTAGGGCAGCGTAGGCAGTGCGGACTGTGTGGAACGCTGGGACCATGTTGATTTGGTCGTTGTTCATGTTGGTGTCTTTGCTAGGGGCAGGGTTTAGCGTTACTCGCGCCCGAACCCCTTTTTCATGGTGAGCTGCCCGTGCTGGTACAGCTTTGCCAGCAGCTCCTTGCCCTTTGCCGTAGGGCAGATGGTCACGTAGCCCTTCTCCTGTGATAACTTTTCAGTGAACAGGACGTCCCGGAACTCCGCGTACACCCGGTAGCTCCCTTGCTCTCGGTTGTACAGATACCCAAGGCTTTTCAGGCTCGAAAGTACGGCGTTTAGGTTGACTCCGGGGAAGCGCCGCGCGTAGTCAACGCAGCTATCAGAGCGCTCTGCAACCACTGTGTCAAAGGTAAGCACCTTTGGTGCATCCGATTCAATCTTCGCCCTCTGCTCTTCAATCTTTCCCTGCTGCTCCGCAGCCAGTAGCAACGCTTCGCGAAATGATTGTGGAACCTGCTGCTTCTGAACCGGGCGGCGCTCCCGCTCCTCAAGCTCCGTCATACGGTCAAACACCTTTGCCTGTAGCTCGAAGCTGTAGCTCATGGCCATCAGGCAGGCTTCGCGTTTGGGGAACCT